TGGAACACCATTGAATGAATCAATAGTAGCTTTGAATAAGATAATTCCTGCGTTCAAAGAAGAGTGTAAGATGGAGAAGGTTAATGTTGTAATGCTTACTGATGGTGAAGCACATCATCTACATCGTCATAAAGAAGTTCAAAGACATTGGGAACCAGATACATTTATGGGTTCATGTCAGATTAATCATCATAGAGATTATCTACGTAATCGTAAGAATGGTAGGACATATAAGATGCCATCTCGTTACCATGAGTTTAGTCAACTTTTGATTAAGTATGTTACTGATGTTCATAAGGATGTTAACTTTGTTGGTATTCGTTTAATGGAGTCAAGAGATCATAGTTATATGCTTAGTCGTTATTGTATGGTTGATTCTGATGAGTACCGTCAAGCAAAGAAGGAATGGAAAAAGAGTAAGAGTTTCTCTATTAAGGTTGATGGATATACGAAGTATTTTGGAATGTCTAATAGTGTTTTATCTCAAACTGACACAACTGCCATACTTGCAAAGGATGCTTCAAAGTCACAAATAAAGAGTTATTTTAACCGTTCTCTTAAGGATAAGCGTCTAAATAAGAAGGTACTTAGTGAGTTTGTAGAACTCATTGCATAATGCTTACTAGACAAGAATGGGATATGATTGCTAGGTGTGTGCATAGTCACCCACCTAGCATTACTACTGAAGAGGCAAACGACCTTATAAACAAACTATCAGAGACAGTTGAAGAACTGGAACAGTTAAAGGAGTTAAGTATTAAATAGCGTCTATAATATGATTACTGAACAACAATTACATTATGGCCTTTGAAATTAAAATGACTAAAGAACAAGTCATTGATGGTTTAAAATCCAATTATGGTAGTGAGTTTACCACTGCTGACATTAAAGCATTTTGTGCTATGAACGATATTGGTTATCAAACTGTCACTAAAAAGATTCAGGAATTCAAAATTGCTAAAGGCAAATGGAATTTGGAAGTAACAACTCAAGTTGTTGAGGAATTAAATCAATCTTATCAAGCACCATCCGCTATGCCAGCAGTCGAACAAAATTTAATCCCTGATAAGGATGCTACATTTGTTAAGTTTGGACCTTTTACAGATGTTAAGAAAATCATTGGTTCCAAATTATTCTACCCATCTTTTATTACAGGACTATCTGGTAATGGTAAGACCTTTAGTGTAGAACAAGCATGTGCTCAATTAGGAAGGGAGTTAATTCGTGTCAACATCACAATCGAAACGGACGAAGATGATCTCATTGGTGGTTTCCGTCTTATTAATGGTAGCACTGTTTGGCACAACGGTCCTGTTATCGAAGCACTACAAAGAGGGGCAGTCTTGCTTTTGGACGAAGTTGATCTTGCCTCTAACAAGATCTTGTGCCTCCAGTCAGTCTTAGAAGGTAAAGGAGTATTTGTTAAAAAGATTGGTACGTTTGTAAAACCTACTCATGGATTTAACGTAATCGCTACTGCTAATACCAAAGGTAAGGGATCTGAGGATGGTAGATTCATAGGAACTAATGTTCTTAATGAAGCATTCCTTGAGAGATTCTGTGTAACCTTTGAGCAACAGTATCCTGTTCCTGCTACTGAGCACAAAATTCTTACTGCAAAGGCAGTAGAAGTTGGTATTCAACTATTAGATAATAGAGAACCATGTGAGAATACTGAGTTCTGTAAGCGTCTTGTAGACTGGGCAGACATCATCCGTAAGACATTCTATGATGGTGGTATTGATGAAGTTATATCAACTCGTCGTTTGACACATATTATTAGAGCGTATAGTATCTTTAATAACAAAGAGAAAGCAATTAAGATGTGTCTTAATAGGTTTGATGATGAGACTAAGCAGTCCTTCATGGAACTCTATGACAAAGTTGATCCTGACTTTGTACCAGCAGAAGATGGACAAGAAGACGAATCCTTGATATAATAATAGGAGAAAAGTATGACTTCTACTATGGGTGATGAGAATAGAGTGACTCCACAGGAGAGTGATGAGTATGATCCAAAACCACAATCAAATACCATCACTCCCCAAGAGAGTGATGAGTATGATCTGATTAATCCTGAACCAAAGCATTCTAAGTATTATTATGATTATGATCGGAATGGTGATATGCCAAATCCATTTGCTACCGATCCTTTATCAGATAATGATGATCAAATAGCACATCATATTAATACGAGTACGACTTTTGATTATGGATCTGCAGTTGACTTCCAAGTAGATAACATGGTTGGTGCAGCAGAGACTCTTAACATCGACACTAGTTCTTTCGACAAGTATGGGGACGATGTAGTTACATTTGGTGTTGATACACCTACTGGTGTGGCAGATACTGTAGAGTTTACTCTACCAACCAACACACCTTTTCTTGGGGAAGATAAAACTGAATATGAGGATTCAAAACCTCAACCAGATTTAAAATACAAATCTCACAAATACCAAGAGGATAAAGGTATTGCAGATCTTAAAGATTATGTTTCTTCTACTTATAGAGGACATTATACAAATAAGAATTCTGATACTCAAACCCTTGATCTTATTCACTCGGTAGGGGATGCAGAATCATTTTGTCGCTCTAATGCACTTAAGTATTTGAGTCGCTATGATAAGAAGGGAACTGCAAAGCAAGACATCCTAAAAGCAATGCATTATTGCTTACTCCTTTATTACTTCAGTGGCAACACTAAAGAACCTGATTATACTAACACTCGTTATGAAACTTTCTGATAAGACTATCAACCTGCTCAAGAATTTTAGCAACATCAATCAATCTATTCTTTTTAAAGAGGGTAGCAAACTTCGCACAATATCTGTAATGAAGAATATTCTTGCAGAAGCAGAAGTGAATGAGGAATTCCCAAAAGATTTTGGGATCTATGATTTAAACCAGTTCCTTAATGGTATGGGGTTACATCAGAATCCAGACTTGGATTTTGAGAATCATGGTCATGTAGTTATTAAAGAAGGTAGGATGAGATCCAAATACTTCTTTGCTGATCCTAGTGTAATAGTTACACCTCCAGATAAGAATTTAGATCTTCCTAGTGAGGATGTATCATTTGAATTAAATACACAACAGTTAGATCGTTTGCTTAAAGCAGCAGCAATTTATCAGTTACCTGATCTATCAGTTATTGGTCATGCAGGAGCAGTAAGAATTGTTGCAAGAGATAAGAAGAATGATACTTCTAACGACTTCTCTATTGCAGTTGGTGAGACTGATAAGGAGTTTGTATTTAACTTTAAAGTGGAGAACATTAAGATCATACCTGGTACTTATGAGGTTGTTGTATCATCAAAACTTCTATCTAGGTTTAAGTGTAAGGATTATGAACTCACATACTTCATCGCACTAGAACCTGATTCATCCTACGAATAATGAGAAATACTATCCTCTATGGGGATTGTAGGGAGACCTTAAAACAATTTGCGTCTCACACCGATAAGGCGAGGATGTGTGTAACATCACCGCCTTATTATGGTCTTAGGGATTATGGTGGAGAAGAGAATCAAATAGGTCAAGAACAATCACCAGAAGAATTCGTAAAAAATTTAGTAGAAGTTTTTAGTTTGGTAAGAGATTGCTTAACTGATGATGGCACGTTATGGGTTAATATTGGTGATAGTTATTACAACTATAGACCTGGTAAAGGTCAATCATATCCCAAACAAACCGTATCTAAAACTAATCAAGACTTACCAACACAATGCAATAAACGTGGTAATAAGTTAAAGGGTTTAAAGGAAAAGGATCTAATTGGTATACCGTGGATGCTTGCTTTTGCATTACGTGCTGATGGATGGTATCTTAGACAGGACATCATATGGCATAAACCTAATCCAATGCCAGAGTCAGTAAGGGATAGGTGTACCAAATCACATGAGTATATCTTTTTACTCAGTAAGAATAAAAAATATTATTATGACAATGAAGCAATTAAAGAACCAGCGAAAGACTGGGGTACTAGGGATCGTAGTAAAGGTAAGTATCATAATGCTGGCACTGGTCTATCCCCTCACACTGGGTTGAGTAAAAGTTATCCAACAAAGAATAAAAGATCTGTTTGGAGAGTAACTAACAAACCATATAAGGGTGCTCACTTTGCAGTGTATCCACCAGACCTTATTGAACCATGTATAAAGGCAGGTAGTCAAAGGGGAGATATTATATTAGATCCTTTTATGGGTTCTGGTACAACTGCTAGGGTTGCAAGGTCTCTAAATAGGGATTATGTTGGATGTGAACTTCACGAGGATTATCGTGACTTAATAGAGATAGCATCTCTAGATGGGTTGATTGAAAAATGATTAAATTATGGAGGATTTGGAAGTATGCCTTGGGAAGTTTCGAGGATACTAAAACTGCAAAGTACGATAATGCAGTCTGTATTATTCGTAGTTTTATCTTTGTCAGTTATCTTGTTACTAATTGTTTTATTACTGCTGGTGTAATCAGACACTGGAACCCACCTAATCATGTACAAAGTATGCGGACAAGATGATTCCTATCCTAGGAACATCACAAGTGAAAATGAATATGATGATTGGACAGATGCTCAAGACAAAGCTGTGCAATTGCTTGAAGATGGTGTAGAATGGGTTCAGATCCTTATCGGGGATACTGATGATTGGGGCATGCTCCAAGAATTAAATCTAGAGAGAGGTATTAAAGATGATACCTTTAGTACTCATTCTCTAGCACCTTATTATGTGAGATTGAGAAATTATGAGGGATGAATTCCTTTGGGTTGAGAAATATCGACCCAAGACTATTGAAGAATGTATCCTTCCAGAAGCAACCAAGAAAACTTTTCTTGAGTTTTTGGAAGCGGGTGAAGTACCTAATTTACTTTTATCTGGCCCTGCTGGGTGTGGTAAAACAACAGTTGCTAAGGCACTGTGCAACCAATTGGGAGTAGACTTCTATGTCATTAACGGATCAGACGAGGGACGATTCCTCGACACGGTACGTAACAATGCAAAAAACTTTGCATCTACTGTATCGTTGTCTTCGGAGGCGAAGCACAAGGTCATCATCATTGATGAGGCAGATAACACAACATCCGATGTACAACTCCTTCTCAGAGCAAGTATCGAAGAATTCTCAAACAACTGTAGATTCATCTTTACCTGCAACTACAAAAACAAAATCATTGAGCCCCTCCATTCGAGATGCTCAGTCATCGAGTTCTCAATCACAGGAAAACAAAAACCAGCAATCGCTGGACAATTCTTCAAACGACTTGTATCCATCTTGGACACAGAACGGGTTGAAGCTGATAAGAAAGTCCTCGCAGAACTCATCAACAAACACTTCCCCGACTGGAGAAGAGTCCTCAACGAATGTCAACGATATTCCGTTGGAGGATCAATAGATTCTGCAATACTTGCAACCTTTGGGGATGTAAGGACTGAAGATCTAGTAAAAAATTTAAAGGTTAAGAATTTTACGGAAGTCCGTAAATGGGTAGTCCAGAATCTGGATAATGATCCTGCTCTTATCCTTAGGAGAATCTATGATTGTATGTACGGTTCTCTAGTACCAAGCAGCATACCTGCCGCAGTTCTGATTATTGCAAAGTATCAATATCAGATAGCGTTTGTTGCAGATCAAGAGATTAATCTCTTAGCGGCATTAACCGAACTAATGTGTGAATGCGAATTTCAATGACTGAAGCAAGAAACTCAAATGATATGAACGTAAAGATCGTTCGTTTATCTACATCCGAAGATGTTATAGCGGATGTTATAGAAGAGAATGAAAAGACAATCACCTTCCGTGGTGCAATTGTTGCAGTTCCAACTAAGGATGGCAATATTGGATTTGCCTCTTGGTGTCCTCTTCTTAATAGTCCTGTTGATGATATTACTGTTAAACAGGAACATATAATTTATGTTAATGATCCTGCTGATCAAGTAGTTGATCATTATAAGAATCAATTTAGTAAAATTGTCAGACCAGATAGTATACAAGACGGTATTATTGTTCCCTAATGATTGACATTAACCTTTGTGATTTGAATAGTTTTTTTGGTTGTGTTGATGCAACTAACACAACAGAATTAAAAACTAATGCCTTTCGTCCTCTTAGGACTTATCTACAGGAGAAGTCTTTTGAGAAGCATTCTGGTGGTCAACTAACTTATGTTGGTAACTATGCAGATGGTCAAGACTTCGTTGATAATGATGGAGTCCCTTATGAGATGAAAGGTTCTTTAGGATTGTTTAATAAGAATGGATCATGCAAACAGGTTATATTGAAGAACAATATGCCTGGTCGCAGCAAACAGAACTTGGAGAAGACCTTTGAGTACATGCTTTTAGTAGATACTAAGAACATGAGTCTTGGTTTTACTACATGGGATGTTGTTGAGAGTAGATCCAAACTTGATGGAGCAGGTGCAACATTTAAACTTCAAGCAGGTGATTACACTATGCTTGCTGAGAATGTTAAACCATCTGCAAAAAAGATTACTGCTAATGAACTTATAGAATCTCTCAATAGTATTCTCTAAATAACTATACTTAGTATCTTTTATGCCAAATAGTCAACACATAAAACCTCAGGTATTTAATCTAAAAGGATCTGAGAAATTATTAAAAACACCACTTAGATATCCTGGTGGGAAGTCTCGTGCTGTCAAGAAGATGGAAGCATTCCTTCCTAATATGGATCTTGGTAGTAGGTACAGACAGTATCGTGAACCATTCCTTGGTGGTGGATCTTTTGCTCTTCATATTACGAAGAAGTATCCACATCTAGAGATTTGGGTTAATGATGCATATGAACCTCTTGCTAACTTCTGGCAACAGTTGAGAGCAGATGGGGTAGAGATGAGAAAGAGATTAGTTAAACTTAAGAATGCTAATAAGACTGAGGAGAAAGCAAAAGAATTATTTTTAAAAGCAAAGGAGGAAGTAAATGACAAAGAAGCTACCCCCTTGGACAGGGCAGTTAATTTTTATATTATCAATAAGTGCTCTTTTAGCGGTCTATCTGAGTCCTCCTCCTTCAGTGCTCAGGCAAGCAAATCCAACTTCACCCTCGCTGGAATCAAGAGATTAGATGACTATCAACAATTGATTCAGTTCTGGAGAATAACTAACAAGGATTATAAAGAGTTGATGTTTGAAGGTGGTGATAATTTTATGTACTTAGATCCTCCTTATGATATTAAGGACAACTTATATGGTAAGAAGGGTGGAATGCATAAAGGATTTGATCATGATGAATTTGCTGATATTTGTAATAGAACTACTGCCCATACTTTAATATCATATAACTCTTCTCAGTTAGTTAAGAATCGTTTTGATTCTGTAAATTCTAATTGGGAAGCACAAGAGTATGAATTAACATACACTATGAGATCTACTGCTGATTATCAAAATGATCAGAAGGCGAGAAAAGAACTTCTCTTATTCAATTATGAACGTGGATTGATTTCTATTCTGGAAACAGAAAAGGTAAGAAATTCATTCAAAGAAGTTACTGGAAAACAAGCAATTAGAATTTCTCCTAAAACCTTTGCGGAGGAGGAACTACTTAGAGCAGAAGGTATAACTTGGGGGTCTTCGGATATAGAATAATGAAATGTAGAGTACAATTATACGTTGCTGGCACACTCTTTAAGGAGGATGTTATGGCAAGGGATTATCAAGAGGCAAAACAAGTTGCTCTTGCAAGAAATCCAAACGCTACAGTCGTTAGCGTTAATGCAGTCTTTGATGGAAAATCTTTTTAATGAAAACTGAATTGAAGGACTGGTTAAATTCAATTAATCAGACTAAGGAGAATCTTACAGAAGATCCAGATGCGATTAAAGATTATCCTCCCTATATTATCAACAAATGCTTATCTGCACATCTAGATTGCATTATCTTTGCTAATGAAATGAACAAATATCCTTCTCTAGATAAGGATATGCAATATAGTTTTTATCTAAATAGTCTGAGGAAACGGAAGAGATTCTCTCCGTGGATGCGAAAAGATAAGATTAGTAACCTTGACCTTGTTAAACAATACTATGGATATAGTAATGAAAAAGCAATGCAAGCGTTGAATATTTTGTCTAAGCAACAACTCGAATTTATTAAACAACGACTTGACATTGGAGGAGTGGCGTGACTACTAGCACTATTGAACCACAAGTTAACTGGAAACCTGAAATGATGGTGGAAGTTATGCTTAACGAACCAGATGATTTTTTAAAAGTCCGAGAGACTTTAACAAGAATTGGGGTAGCATCCCGCAAAGAAAAGAAATTATATCAATCTTGCCACATTCTTCATAAGCAAGGTCGGTACTACATCACACATTTTAAGGAACTGTTTGCTCTTGATGGTAAACATGCAAACCTTACTGTTAATGATGTTCAACGTCGGAATCGTATTGCTCGTCTCCTTTCTGATTGGGGTCTCATCAGTGTAGTTAACGCAGAGTCTATAGTAGATGTTGCACCTCTAAACCAAATTAAGGTGTTGGCATACAAAGATAAGGGTGATTGGATCTTGGAACAAAAATATAACATCGGTTCTAAGAAAAAAGTGGAGACTTCTGAATAGATAGAGTATAATACCTTTATCTAATCGTAAAATATGTCGCTACTTAATAATGGTATCAATGATCGTCTTTACTACACGCTAGGTAAAAGACCAGACAATGCTAGTAAGCATGATTTCTATATGGCACTGTGCTATGCCGTAAGAGATCAAATGATGTCTTATTGGTTAGATAACCAAAGTTCTAATGAAAAGGAAGTTGCTTATCTATCCGCAGAATTTTTAATTGGACCACAACTCAATAATAATCTTTTAAACTTAGGTATTAAGCAGGAAGCAGAAGAAGCACTAGCAGACTATGATCAGTGCTTAGATAAGATTCTTGATTGTGCGGAGGAACCTGGACTAGGTAATGGTGGTTTGGGTCGCCTTGCAGCGTGTTATATGGAGTCCTTAGCGACTCTGAAGATACCTTCTACTGGATATGGTATCAGATATAAGTATGGTATTTTTAAGCAGTTAGTTAGAGATAATCAACAAATAGAGATTACAGATAATTGGTTGCATGGAGATTGGCCTTGGGAATTATCTTATCCAGATGAATCTGTTCATGTAGGATTTGGTGGTAGAGTAGAGAATTATGTATCAGATCATAATAATTATAGATGCCGTTGGGTTCCTGAAGAGCAAGTAGTTGCAGTACCATATGATGTATTGCAGTTGGGATATAGAGTCAACAGTTGTAATAGAATAAGATTGTGGAGAGCAGATGCAACAGATGTATTTGACTTTTATGCATTTAATATTGGAGATTATCTTGGTTCAGTAGAACAGAGTGTATCTTCTGAAACTATCTCCAAGGTATTGTATCCTAATGATGGTACAGACCAAGGCAAGACATTAAGATTGAAGCAGCAATACTTCTTTGTTAGTGCATCTCTACAGGATATGTTTAATAGTCTTGATAAGAGAGGTATTCCTATTGAGAACTTTGCAGATCATTATCAGGTACAGTTGAATGATACTCATCCATCTGTTGCAGTTGCTGAGTTAATGAGACTTCTTGTAGATGTTAGACATCTAGAGTGGGAAGATGCATGGGAAATAACTCATGCTGCTATTGCATATACAAATCATACACTCCTTCCAGAGGCATTAGAGAAGTGGAATCTTAGACTCTTTAAATCCCTTCTACCACGTCATATGGAGATTATCTATGAGATTAATCGTAGGTTCCTTAATACTGTTCGTATAAAGTATCCTGGTGATGATACAATGTTAGAGAAGATGTCTATCATTGATGAGCATGGGAACAAGGCAGTTCGTATGGCACACCTTGCTACTGTTGGATCTCATCATGTGAATGGTGTTGCAGCATTGCATTCTGATCTTATTAAGAAACAATTGATGCCTGAGTTTTATGACTTATGGCCTCATAAATTTACTAATGTCACTAATGGTGTTACTCCACGTAGATGGTTAGCATCTTGTAATTCTAATCTTGCAAATGTTCTTACTGAAGCAGTTGGTCCAGATTGGGTTACTAATATGGACATCTTAAATCAATTGGATGTTAATGATAGAGGTCTTTTAGATAAGTTTGCAGAGACCAAGATAATTGGTAAGCATAATCTTGCAACACATATCTTTAATCATCTTGGTATCTGTGTAGATCCTAGTAGTATGTTTGATGTACACGTTAAGCGTATACATGAATATAAGAGACAACATTTACTTGCACTTCAAGTTGTTGCTCAGTATCTTAGGATCAAAAATGGAAAGGACTTCGTTCCTCGCACAGTAATATTTGGGGGTAAAGCAGCACCTGGATATTATATGGCAAAGTTAATTATTCAGTTTATTAATCGTATTGCCGAGACGATTAATAATGATCCAGATATGGATGGTAAGTTGCGTGTAGTATTCTTACCAAACTATAGTGTTAAACTGGGTGAAAAAGTATATCCTGCTGCTGACTTATCAGAACAAATCTCTACTGCTGGTAAGGAAGCATCGGGTACAGGCAATATGAAGTTCCAGATGAATGGTGCTTTAACCATCGGTACTCTTGATGGTGCAAATGTAGAGATACTTGATCTTGTGGGCAAAGAGAATTTCTTCTTGTTTGGTAAAAACGAAGAGGAGATTAGTGATCTTTGGAAGAATGGTTATAACCCACGAGAATATATGTGTCCAGAATTATGGGAAGCAATTAACCTCATAAAAGGTGGGCATTTTACTCATGGCGATAAAGAAGTCTTTCAACCATTAATTGAGAATCTTTTGAATCATGATCCCTTCTGTGTTATGGCAGATTTTAATGATTACATTGCTGCTCAAGATCGTGTAAGTGATGCATGGAGGGACAAGGATAATTGGAATCGTATGGCGGTTATCAACACCGCAAGGTCGGGTTTCTTCTCTTCTGATAGATCTATTAGGGATTACTGTACCAAAATTTGGGGTATTCCGAACTAGGATTTTAAGCATCTGTGTTTAAATAATAGTGTCGCCGAAAGGGACACAAACTAAACACTCGCTTATTTAAGGAGAACAATGACTAACTTAGCAAGATATCACGCTGCTAATCTTCCAGAACTATTTGAGAAGATTACACGTAACAGTATTGGTATGGATGATTATCTCAATCAATTTTGGGATAGTCCTACAAACTCTAATTATCCACCTTACAACTTAGTTCAGGTGAATAATGTCGAAAGCAGACTGGAGATCGCCCTTGCGGGGTTCTCGAAAGATGAAGTTAAAGTCTATACGGAGTTTGGAAAACTATATGTGGAAGCAAAGAAAGAAGACTCAGAAACAACTGAGACTTTTGTCCATAAAGGATTGGCCAAGCGGTCTTTCACTAGGGTCTGGCAAATCACAGATGATACCGAAGTACGAGATGTACGATTCGGAGACGGACTATTGGTAGTTCAACTTGGTAAGATAGTTCCTGAGCATCATGCTCGTAAGAATTATCTATAAATATAATTGAATATCGTCGCCGCTAAGGGGTGTACTGGCAAAATCCAGTTGACACCCCTTTTTATTGGCTATATAATAATCACAAAGACATACTGTTATGATTAAATTAGGTGTCATAAAGACTGGAGAGCAGATAATTGCTAAGGTCGAAGAAATGATACTGGAGGATAAAGTTGTTGGATACTTCTTTATTAGACCTTGTATTGTAAATACATCAGAACCTGTTATTAGTAAAGGTGAAGATGGAGATGCTAAAGGTGCATCTTTTGATATTAGGTTATCACCGTGGATTCCTTTAGGTAAAGGAACTAGGTTCCCAGTACCCTTGGATTGGATTGTTACCTTTATTGATCCTGTTGATGAATTGCATCAAATGTATACCAGAGATATTCTTCAAGAGACTGAAGAAACTCAAGAACAAACTGTAGTACTAACTGACGAATGTGAGGACTGTTAAATGGCTGATGAGAACACTAAAGAAACTTTAAAACCACAAGTAATTGTATTCCACACTGGTGGTACAGTTATATCTAAGATAGAAGAGGTCGGAGCAGACATCGGTGAACCCGATTGTAAGTTAATTGAACCTTTTAATCTAATTGCACAATCAAATGGAAATGCAACACTTGAACCTTGGTTAGGAGAACTGACAAATCAAAAAGAATTTATGATTTCTTCAGAAAAAATCTTGACTATTGCAGAACCTCTTGGTAAAATATCAGATACATATTACAATCTGACACAATAATGAGGTTCTATACGAACGTTCAGATGGTTGGGGACAACTTCTTGGTTCGTGGTTACGAAGATGGAAAACACTTCGCAACCCGTGAGAAGTTTTACCCAACCCTTTTT